CTAAGGAACGTGCTAAAGGAATGGGCCGTGTAACAGAGCACGAAAGAAGGACTGTTGACTCTATTCTGAATAAGAAAAAGGGCGGCATGATCAACGCGCACAAGAAAATGGCGATGGGCAAGAAGAAGAAATGACAACCTCCAACACCTACGACTTCGATCTCAAGATCGATGAACTGATCGAGGAAGCTTTTGAGCGTTGTGGCATGCGTGTCACGACGGGATATCAGCTCTCCTCGGCTCGTAGGTCGCTGGACTTGTTGTTTCTTGACTGGGCAAACCGTGGATTGAATCTTTGGACCATCGAGAGGTTCTCCACGACGCTTGTTTCTGGCCAGGAGTACATTGATCTTCCGGCCAATACGGTCAACGTCTTGGAGGCGGTTATTAGGGATAACACCCAATCGCCTTCTACGGACATCGTGATTGACCGCATCAGCCGCGCGCAGTATCTAGACGTGCCTGATAAATCTACCACTGCTCGTCCTGCACAGTTTTATGTGGAGCGCAGGGACACGCCTCGTGTGTACTTTTATCCGGCACCGAATGCGAATTACATCTTCCTGCACTACCGTATCGTGCGTATCCAGGATGCAGGAAGCTATGGCAACACGGCAGACGTCAACTTCCGCTTCCTGCCTTGCCTAGCGTCTGGGCTGGCATATCACCTGTCGTTGAAATTTGCTCCTGAGCGCGCTGCTCCGCTAAAAGCCTTGTATGACGAGGACTTTGCCAGGGCGGCTGCAGAGGACAGGGATTCTGCAAGCGTGAGGTTCGTGCCCCAGCTGGAGTACTAACGTGGGCTCCTGGGCATCAGGCAAATACGCCCTTGGGATCTGTGACTACTGCGGTCAACAGTTTTCCTACAAGGACCTCAAGAAAAACTGGCGTGGCTTCAAGGTCTGCTATGCGGATTACGAGCCCAAGGAGCCGCAGCTTGAGCCTTTGAAATACAATGGAGATGCGATATCCTTGTACGAGCCAAGACCGGATCGTAGGGCGTCTATGGACGTCTATTTGGCCGTCCCTGGGGATACCGCATTTACTTCTGTTGGAATGATGCCAGCGCCTGTCAATAAGCCCATCGTGGGCGTGGGCAGCGTAGGAACCGTAAGGGTAGAGATAACATGACCTATGACGAGCTGGTAGTAAACATTCGGCGTTACATGGAGACGGATTCCAACGTCCTGTCTGACTCGGTAATCAATACCTTCATTCTGATGACGGAGAACAAGATTCTCCGTGACATCGACCTTGAGATCTTCCGCCAGAACTCGTTGGGTAACCTGACTGCTAACAACCGGTTTTTGACGATGCCGATCGATATTCTGACGCATCGCTACATGCTCGTGAAGAATGGTGACGAGGAGACCTTCCTGGACTTTCGGGACGTCTCCTATGTCAAAGAATACTGGAAAGACCAAACAGATACTGGCTTTCCAAAGTACTACTCCGTATGGGACGCTACGACTTTTTTGATTGCACCGACACCGGCGCAGTCCTACGTGGTCGAGCTGGGCTACATACGCAAGCCAGCAGGCTTAAGCTCCACAAACCAAAACACATGGCTGAGCATTAACGCTCCTGAAGCGTTGCTCTACGGAAGCCTTGTGCAGGCCTACAGCTTCACCAAAGGGCCCATTGAGATGCTTGGATACTTCACCAATTCATACAAGGAGGCGCTGTCTGGCCTCGGTATTGAACAACAGGGACGTCGCAGACGTGATGAGTACAGAGATGGCCTTATCCGTACTGAGCTCCTTGCCGCTAATCCAATCAGTCCAAATGAGGCCAAATGAAACCAAAAGTACCAGATTTATCTGGCAAGACTGTTGCCATTGTGGCAATGGGAAAAAGCCACTTAGAGTTCAATCTTGCAAAAACCCATTCGCAGCCGATAGACGAGGTCTGGGCGGTCAATGCGATGGGCGGAGTGATCTTCCACGACCGCATGTTCATGCTCGACCCAGCAAGCCGTTTTTTGGACGGAGAGGAAGCAGGAACGCAGACAGGCCTGATGCGCGAGGTTTTACGTCGCCATCCTGGTCCAATTTACACGTGCGAGCTGGATAAGCGTTGCCCTGGTCTTGTCGAATTTCCCCTAGAGGAAGTCGTCAATTCGGTTGGTACGTGGTATATCAATAACACCGTAGCTTTTGCGATTGCCTTTGCCATCGCTGCGAAGGTCAAGCAAATCATGGTTTACGGGGTAGATTTTTCGTACAAGGGCAATGTGCACTTCGCAGAGGCTGGTCGTGCATGTTGCGAATTCTTGTTGGCCAAGGCTATTGAGCGTGGAATCCAGGTTGGGATTGCAAATTCCTCGGGTCTTATGGATACGAATGTGCCGCCAAACGAGAAGCTTTATGGATATCACAGGTTGGCAGATCAGCCAGTGTTTTCCATGGAGGATGGCAAGTTTAAGCAGTACCGATATTCTGAAGTACGGGATATCATTGAGGCTCAGGAGGACGCCCTAAGTTCTCCTCCAGAAGCAGTGAGGTCGTGATGATGGAGCTAAAAGTAGGCAGTCTTTTAACGCCGATGGTGAAGACCAGTGATTTTGGCGGTCTTCCAATGGAGGACTTGGCAGAGCTTTGCGCCAAGAAAATCATCATGGTTGCTGACTCTGCGCCCCCCGCTATTCGGGAGCAGGCAAGGCTTTTTGAAGGGCAGCTGCGCATTGTGCTGCTCGAATATCTCAACCGTGCAAAGCAGTCTGAAAGGGCTACTTGCATCCAAATTTGTCTTCAAGGCGGACATACGGACGCCGCAACTCTCTTAAGGAGAACATAAAATGGCTTTTACTGGTAACTTCATGTGCACCTCATTCAAGTCCGAGATCCTTCGGGCTGTTCACAACTTTGCTACTGGTGGTAACACCTTCAAGCTGGCCCTGTACACCAACAGTGCCTCGTTCACTGCTGCTACGACCGCGTATACGACCACCAACGAGGTAGCTGCCTCGGGTTCGTATGTTGCTGGTGGTGGCACTCTGACCAAGCTTGGCGTGTCCACTTCTGGCACGACTGCCCTGACGGACTTTTCTGACCTGTCCTTCACGACTGCAACCATCACTGCGCGTGGCGCGTTGATTTACAACGACACGGCTGTTGGCGATCCCACAGTTGCGGTTCTGGACTTTGGTTCGGACAAGACTTCTACATCAGGAACTTTCACGATTGTTTTCCCTGCGGCTACGGCTACTGGGGCGATCATTCGTATCGCGTAAGGAGTAAATCATGGCCCTTGTGCTGAAGGATCGTGTAAAAGTAACGACCACGACCACTGGTACAGGGGCCGTGACGTTAGCCAGTGCTGAAATAGGCTTCCAGTCTTTTTCTGTAATTGGGAATGGCAATCAGACCTATTACACCATTACAGATGGTACGGACTTTGAAGTAGGTATTGGCACGTATACAGCTTCTGGAACCACGCTTAGTAGAGACACGATTCTCGAATCTTCTAACTCCGGGAATGCTGTTAACTGGGGTGCTGGATCAAAAGATGTTTTTGTGACCTACCCTGCGGAAAAAGCGGTGGATCTTGGTCGGTCGTACACACAATCAATTCTTTTTGGATTCTGAGGAGTGAATCGTGGCTAATCCAAACATGCTTCAAGCTGGTACGGTGTTAGGCAACACGTCTACGTACCTTATTTCGTCAACAGCAAATCCTTTTGCAACGGCGTTGGTGAATAATCCTATTTCTTCTGGCAAGGTTTACAAGATCAACTCCATTGTGGTGGCTAACGTCGATGGTGCGTCTGCGGCTGACATTACGATCCAGATCTTTTCTCAAGACGACCTAGGCGGCACGGGTACGGCAATTGCTTCTACTATCTCCGTACCGGCAGATACGACGCTTATCATCACAGATAAGACCACATCGTTTTATCTTCTGGAAGACAAGTCTTTGGGGGCCACGGCAAGTGCTGCTAATGACCTTGTAGTGACCTGCTCTTGGGAAGAGGTCAGTTAATGAGTTTTCGGTATCCTGCTGGGCTAATAACGGCTTCCTCGCCGGTTAACGCCAACTATCCTTCTGGGGTATGGACGCCTCGGCAGGCACTCCCGTATCTGCAAAACGGTGTGTGGGGGCAGGATACAAACTTCAACCAAACCGTTCTCCTACTTCACGGTGATGGAACCAACGGCGCACAGAACAACACGTTCTTAGACTCCTCTACCAATAACTTCACCATCACCAGGAATGGCAACACTACCCAAGGTACGTTTAGCCCGTTTAGTCTAGCGGCGGGGCAGTGGAGTAATTATTTTGCAGGGACAAATGGTTTTTTAACCACGGCAAGCAATGCCGATTTTACTTTTGGAACAGGTGATTTCACTGTTGAATTTTGGTGTTATCCAATCTCATCTACTGGCCCCGGTGGTTACGCTTATTTATATGCACAAGGCCCAAACACAACAGCATCCCTAGGAATTTATTTCCAAAGCAATACATTTAGAGTTTGGAACGGAAGCGCAGTTATTACTGGAACGGTTAGCAGAACGACGAATACTTGGTATCACGTTGCCGTAAGTCGCAGCGGAACATCTATGAAATTGTTTGTAAATGGTGTTCAAGACGGATCTACCGCTACCAACAGTAGCAACATAACTACTGGAACAACATATGGAGCTACCCTTGGTCGATGGGTTGAGATTTCTGATGCTAATTATTTCGTTGGCTATCTTGCATCGGTTCGTGTGGTTAAAGGAACAGCCCTTTATACTAGCGACTTTACTCCAAGCACAACACCGTTGACTGCGGTATCTGGGACAGAATTACTCACCTGCCAATCCAACCGATTCGTCGATAACAGCACTAACAACTTCACCATCACTCGCAACGGTGATGTGCGTGTAACCCCCTTCAGTCCCTTTGCGCCTACTGCGGCGTACTCTGCTGGTACTAATGGTGGTAGTGGGTATTTCGATGGGAGTGGGGATTACCTTTCTATAGCTAGTCAGTCTGCTTTAGCTTTAGGAACCGGTGACTTTCAAATTTCTTATTGGATTTATCCTACTGTTTTCTCAGCCAACGAACCACATATTATGTGGGTGACTGCTGGTGACTATCCTGCTTTGTTTGGAAATGCGTCTGGAAATATTGTTTTAGATAGGTATGCCTCTACTACTTTAGCAACAACAACCAACGCAATGACATTAAATGCTTGGAACTATATTGTCTGTTCTAGGGTTGGTACAACGCTAAAGATATGGATTAATGGATCAGAAGGCGCATCTATTACAAACAGTACAAACTTTGGACAGTCGGCAATACGCATTGGTAACAACGGCTTTACTTCTGATCTTGATGGTTACATTTCTGATATGAGGGTAGTAAAAGGGGCTGGCGTTACTTCTGTAACAATCCCAACCGCACCCCTCACCGCCATTAGCAACACACAGTTACTCCTAAACTTCACCAACGCAGGCATCTTCGACAACACAGGCAAGAATGTACTAGAGACTGTCGGTAATGCTCAGATAGATACCACTACTAAGAAGTATGGTACTGGGTCTATGGAGTTTGATGGGACTGGGGATAGATTAGTATTTCCTTCAACGCCAGACCTTCAATTAGGAACAGGAAACTTTACTATTGAGGGTTGGGTGTATCGGGCTGATACCAACATACGCGGTGTGTTCCAGCTTTCTGGGACGGCTGGTGGGCTGCAAGCCAATGCAACAACCAATTTAGCTCTTGGCAGTGATACAGGCGCAGTGTGGCGCATCTACGCAAACAACAGCGGTTACAACTCCGCAGCAACGTGGTCTATCAATACGTGGTATCACTTTGCATTGGTGCGAAACAGTGGAACTACGACGCTATATATCAACGGGACATCGGTGATTTCTCAAGCCGATACCGTAAATTACACCGGGCAAAATTTGTGCGTGGGTGGTTTTTATGACACTACATACTTAATGAACGGCTACATAGACGATCTCCGCATCACCAAGGGCATTGCTCGTTATACAGCTAACTTCGTGCCGCCGATAGCACGGTTCCCGAATCAATAAGGCAGACACATGAGCGCACGGTATCTTGGGGGCATAGTAAGCAAAGACCCTCTGACGCTAAACCCAGCGGCGGGTAATGCAGCTAATGGTGTCTTCACTCTTGAGCAGTATATGCAGGCCGTCAAGAACGCTACATGGCCCGGCTTCGACCCATACTTCAACGGAACAGTGCTCTCCCTGCATGGCAACGGCACCAACGGATCGCAGAACAACACATTCCTAGATGGCTCTACCAACAACTTCACCATTACCCGCAACGGCAATACGACACAAGGTACATTTAGTCCGTTCTCGTTAGCGGCGGGGCAGTGGAGTAATTATTTTGATGGGACTGGGGATTATCTAACCATAACCTCTGGGGTAACAAACCAATTCGATCCAGGAAGTGCGTTTACGCTTGAGGGTTGGTTTTATCAAACAAGTACTGCAAATTGTATTATTTTTGAAGTCAGAGGAAATACAGACAGTTTTGCAAACGCAGACGGAATCTTGTGTCGTTTGTTTTCTAATTTTAACGGCAGCTCATATTTTCAGTTCAAAAGTGGAACGGCTGCTATTAGTATTTTAGGAACCACTCCTCCAAACAACACATGGAATCATTTAGCGGTTGGTTACAACGGCACCACAACTAGGCTTTGGATAAATGGAGTTTCGGTTGGTACAAGCACCTCTTCTTATACTGTCCCAACATATAACAGGGTCACTATAGGAAACAATAATAACCAATCTGCGCCAAATCCGTTCTTTGGTTATTTGTCTAATATGCGGTTTGTAAAAGGAACTGATGTCTATGGTGTTTCAAATACAAGCATAACTGTTCCTACTACACCACTAACTGCAATCACCAACACCAGTTTACTCACCTGCCAATCCAATCGCTTTGTAGACAACTCTACCAACGCCTTTGCTATCACTCGCAACGGTGATGTGCGTGTAACCCCCTTTAGTCCCTTTGCGCCATCTGCGGCGTACTCTGCTGGTACTAATGGTGGTAGTGGGTATTTTGATGGGACTGGGGATTACTTAAGCGCAACAAGTAATGCCGCATTTGGTTACGGAACCGGTGATTTTACAATTGAGTTTTGGCTGTATCTTAACTCTACGGCATTGCAAACTGTTTTTAGCAACCTAACATCTGCGTCTAGTACTAATCCACATATTTATATTAATAGTACTATTCGTTATTATACTGCGAACGCAGATCGAATTACTGGAGCAACTTTAACTGTTGGTCAATGGTATCATATAGCGTTAGTTCGAGCCTCTGGGTCAACAAGACTTTATATTAATGGTACTCAGTCAGGTTCTACATATACTGACAGCAATAACTATGGAACTACGGCTCCGTTAGGTATTGGTACATATTGGAACTCTGGCTCATTAGTAACAACAGATACCATAAATGGTTATTTATCCAACATTAGAGTGGTTAAAGGAACTGCCGTATATACAGGTGCTTTTACTCCACCTATTGCGCCTATCTCTACATCTGGTTCTGCATCTGCGTCAGCGTACTCCAGTACAACAAATGTCAATACGACCTTTGCCTCATCTGAGACTAGCCTACTCCTAAACTTCACCAACGCAGGCATCTTCGACAACACTGGCAAGAACGCACTAGAGACAGTCGGTAATGCTCAGA